TCTGCGCAGATTTTTCAATCGAGATCCGCCGTCGTTCCGTCGCTGTAGATCGCGACGCTGAACGTGCGCCCGTTGGCGCGGGTGATGGTCTTGATGCGGACGAGCCTGCGAGAGGCGCGGCGCGCGGTGGAGTTGGTGTTCGTGTTGTTGTTGTTCATCGTGTTGTTCATGTGTAAGAAGGTATCAGGTTTTCGGCGGAAGTCAAGAACTTCCGTTCAGATTTTTCCGAGAAGTTCGGTCAACTGCTTCTCTGCTTCGCCAGTCTTGACAAGGGCGATGATCTTTCGGAGTTCGGCGATGCGACGCTTGTTCGCGGCGCGTTGCGCCTTTGCTTCCGCCTCGTTGCGCTTGTTGGCGATCCTTACCCAGTGGTTCAGCCATAGCGTCGTCACGTCCTTGTGCTTGGTGATCGTGGTCGTCATGTCGCCGTCCTGAAGGACTTCCTTCCATGTCGCCTCGTACTGACCAAGGCAATCGTGCGGAATGATGTCGTGCGTACCATGACCCGTGACAAGGACCACCCCTTCCTCTCTGAGGAGCTTAGTGTTGAACTTGTGACCGGCCTTGTACCCCAGCGTATCCTTGGCGAGGGTGACTGTCGTTGCGTAACCTTTGATCTTCTTCGTATCGTTCATCGTGAGAACAGACTAAAGGAAGATCGGGTCGCCGTCAAGAACTTCTGCGCAGTTTTTCCATTTTTCTTCTGTCCAAAGCGACAGCACAGCATTTTTCATGCCAAACCTGTCCCCCTACCCATTTTTCAAAAAATTTCTTGACTTTTTACTTGGAATATGGGGGGAGGGGGTTCACATCATTCTCCCCAATTCAATTAAACTATCTTTATTTAACTCAATCCAACTATATATATATTCTTCCTTCTCTATCTGTCTATACCTATAAAAAACAAACAAAAGTCGAAAGGGGGCTACCCATTTTTGGAAAAATATAGATAAAAACCGCTTTGAATATCTCTTCGGGGCTAAAAATCCGGGGGACTATTTTGCATATTTCCGCTTTGTAGATATACGAGTGCTCTTTTTAATATTTCTGGATCATCATTAAATTTTCCCAATCCTAAATTGCAACTATTGCATATATATCCACGAAAAGCGCTTGAAAAATGACAATGATCCAATATCCAATTCTCTGTGTAATTGTTACAAATAGGACAATTTCCGGGATTTGGCGGGGGATTCCGAGACCGTAACTCTTTCCTGATGCTCGAAAGTGCTTGTGAACAGGTTTTACAGGTGTTTTTGCGTCCGTTTTCGGCGCTGGAAAACGTCGGATATTCTTCTATATTTTTATATATTCCACAATTTCGACAAATTTTAATATTATTATCTTGTGTAATGATATAATATTATATCTAATGAAAGATAAAAAGAAAGATAAATCACCAAAGATACAACAGCGTGATAAGATCAAAGACTCTCTCAGTATAAAAGAATTAAATTGGACGGCGCGGCAAAAAGAGTTTATTGCGCTCGCGACAGACAAGAACACGCGCATCATATTTGTGAATGGCCCAGCGGGAACGAGCAAATCGATCATTTCAACTTATGTATCATTATTATTATTGAACGAAAAGAAAATTAGCGATATAATATATATAAGGTCAGCTGTTGAAAGTAGCGACAGCAAAATAGGTTATTTACCGGGTGATGTAGAGGACAAATTGCATTTTTATAATTTGCCCTTCTTGGAGAAACTGGATGAACTCCTGCCAAGTGCAGAAGTGGACAAGCTGCAAAAAGAAGAGCGAGTCGTAACTCATCCTATTAATTATGCGCGAGGAATGAGTTGGGCGGCCAAATCAATTATTTTTGATGAAGCTCAAAACAGCACGGCAAAAGAAATTATCACAATCCTAACACGTCTTGGTGAATTTAGTCGTTGTTTTATCTTGGCTGATCCTATGCAAACTGATTTGCAGCCAAATAAGAGTGGCGGTTTCGAGAAATTATATGATTTATTCTCTGACGAAGAAAGCAAGGAAAATGGTATATATACTTTCTCTTTCACAGAGGAAGATATTGTACGTTCGAAGATAGTCAAATTTATTGTTAATAAACTCAAAAAATTAAAATAATAAAATTATGAAAATATACTGCCAAAAATGTGGCACACCTCATAGCGCGATAGAAAAGCCGAATTTCTGCGCGAAATGTGGTAATCCTTTCAATTCGAGGATGGCGGCGGCGTCAACACGTCCAGCTTCGCCTCGATTCGTTCGTCCTCAAAAAATTCAAAACGATTCTGTTTATACAGAAGTTGACGAAGATAATTATGAAACAGAAATAAATACTGAACTGGCTTTCAGTGCGTCAAAGCTAGATGTTGAAATTGAAAAAGATGATATTAGACCTGTAAAAATTGAAAATGTCATGGGCACAGTGAATCCCAATGATATTAGAATCGAAAAGTTCGAAGGATCTGCAAATTATTCTGCTGAAGATTTCAAGAGAGAGGCAGGTTCTTTAAGATCTTAATGAATCGTAAAGATAAAAATAAACCTTCTTTCGAAAGCAGCATTGATTTAATTAATCTTGAAATAAATAAAAGAAGGGGAAAGTGGAATCTGTCCAGTCTAAGCTGGATAGATTTTGATGATGTTGCGCAGATTATTCGTATACATATATTTAAAAAATGGCATTTATATAATTATAAAAAACCTCTTGCGCCTTGGGTGAACAGAATCATATCAAATCAAATGAAGAATTTGATACGAAACAACTATTTGAATTTTATAAAACCCTGCGCCCAATGTCCTGAAGCTGAAAATGAAGATGGTTGCAAGAAATTTGGTAAACAATGCTCCGCTTGTCCACTATATAAAGATTGGGAAAAGAATAAAAAACATGCTTACAATTTAAATATGCCTGTGTCTTTTGATAGCTTAGAGAATTCATCAGCAATAAGTTATACAGATAATATTGACGTTGATAAATTTAAATCTGACTTAGACATAAAGATGCGTAGAATGTTAAGACCCTTAGAGTGGAAACTATACGAAATGTTGTATATAAAAAAGATGTCTGAGAAACAAGCTGCGCGAAAAATGGGTTATCGCAGCTCAGAAAAGAATAGAAATCCCGGCTATAAACAAATAAAAAACATGCAGAAATCAATTATAGCCAAAATCAAAGAGGGAATTGCAAATGGTTCAATCGAGGTTTATTAATTATGCTTACTGAAGAACAACAAAATCTAATCGTAAATGAATGGAACAATCGTCCTGACGATCCGCCATCTCTTCTTGAATTAATTAAGTTAGTTTATCCTGATCAACCAGAATTAGACGGTCGTTGTAAAGAGGGTAAATATATTCAGGCGTTTCTTGCAAAGAGAAGTTTGAAAGCAAGAGGTGCGCATGAATACAAAACAAAAAAAGCGCCCGATTTATCAGAAGAAAACAAGCAGTTTATTCTCAATAACGCCAAGACAATGAAAGCATTGGAAATTGCGCGTGTCATTTTCGATAATCCAACTCTTTCGAATTTAAATAACGAAACAAGAATTGTCGCTAAATTTATATCTGATAATATTCTTCCTCAAGACGTTTATAAAGAAGAAGATATTCCTGAAGAAGATTATGTGTCGCCTCGCACATTGGACAAGGCGATGAATAAAGTAAATAAATATATTTACGATATCAATTTAAAAAGAGAAACTTTGAATTCACGGCAGAAAAAAGATTTAGAATGTCTATTGAAGTATATCAATACATATCGCTTTTTGCATCAGATTAATTCTTATGAATCAAATATTGATAGAGATTTATTCGAAAGTAGCTTTATCAGATACACTTATGATAAGAATGATTTAACAGAAGAAGAAGTTGATCAATATATTATTCTTTCATCTGAAGTTGTTATTGCGTCGAATATTCAAAGAAGAGTAGAAAAGCTACAGAGAATTCTTGAAGATGCAACGGATAATGACGTTAGAGTTTCAATGGCTCTTGTTGAATCAATAAATACTGCTCAAAGTGAATACAATCAATGCGTCGGAAGACAACAAAAATTAGTTAATGATTTAAAAACTAAACGTTCTGATAGATTGGGTAATCAAATCAAGCAAAATGCCAGTATAATAAATTTGATACAAGCTTGGAAAGAAGAAGAAAGTAGACAAAAAATGATTAAGCTAGCAGAACTCCGAAAGAAAACGCTCGAAGACGAAACCGTCAAGATGGAAGAAATGGATCAGTTGAAGTGTCGTATTTTGGGTATTTCGAGAGAGGAAATATTGAATGGTTAACAACTGCAAAATTTGCAGCCGACCTTTTGAAGGAGAAAAACAATTACACGCTCACCTAAAGTCTCACAGAATAACTTTAGGAAATTACTATCAACAATATTATCCTCGTCAGGATTTATTGACGGGTGAATTTATTGAATTTAAAAATAAAGAGCAGTATTTCGAAAGTGATTTCAATAATAAAATCAATTTCAAGAAGTGGGCGAAAAATTCTGATCCTAAAATCGTTGGCGAATACTGTAAAAAATTATTGATCAAACGAAAAGAAAAGAAGAAAAGTATTTATCCTTTTTCTCAAGTAGAATTAAAATCGGCGGGCTTGCCTAGTATCAATTTCTTAGAATCTGTTATTGGAGATTATTATAAGTTCTGTGGAGAGAATGGCTTTGAGCAGAAATTTTTTAATATAAATAATTTGCATACAGAAAATAATCTTTCAAATAACTTTTCTATCTGCATCGACACAAGAGAACAACTTCCATTGGATTTCACTACCCCAATCGAGGTAAAGAAATTAAATTTCGGCGATTACTGCTACGAGAATCAAGAAATCTCTGGCAAATGTTACGTCGAAAGAAAGTCGCTTAAAGATTTTATCGGAACTTTGGCCGCAGGATATGATCGTTTTTGTCGTGAAATCGAACGCGCCGCAGAAGATGATAGTTCTATTATTGTTTTAGTAGAAAGTGATTTACAAACTTCTTTACGTTTTAATTATCTACCTTATATCAATCGAAATACAAAAGTCAATCCTGATTTTATTTTTCATAAAGTCCGAGCATTGATGAACATGTATAAAAATGTTCAGTTTTTATTTGTCGAAGGAAGAAAAGAATGCACAAGAGTCATAGAAAAAATATTTGCTAATAAAGATATAGCTAAAAACTATGATCTTCAACTATTATATGATAGTTCTAAATTATGATTTATTGTCCTGACAAATATAAAGGTAGTTTCGAAGACTTGAATAAAGAATATAAAATGCTGAAAGGAGAATTGGATGATAAAGAAGCAAGAATTACTTTAGCAAAATTTTTAAGAAACAATGTTGGCTTTACGACTGAATTAGTTTCTGGAATTAAATTAGCGCCTTATCAAGAAATGACTTTGAAAGGCATGATGAATCGTAATTTCAGCATGTGCGTTTGGGGTCGTGGTTGTGGCAAAACAATAGTCTACAACTCAAACCATCAATATTTAATTGAAAAATCTAAGGGATTTACCCTTCTTAAAGATTTGATTCCTAATATAGAATTTAAAGAAGAAAATTATTGGCTACAAATACCAGAGCTAGAATTATGGAATGGAAAATCTTGGCAAAAAACAAATAAAATTTTAGTTCAAAAAAATAAAAAAACTGCCAAATTAAAAACTTGCTTAGGATATTCATTAGAAGGATCAACAGTTCATAAAATTAAAGTTTTGGACACTACTTTTTGTAATATTGTTTGGAAAACTTATAATGAGCTAAAAATCGGAGATTACGTATGTATTAGCAGGGAAAATGTAAATTGGAATAATAACTCGATTTTAACAACGGATGAATCATATTTAGTTGGATTATTAATTGGAGATGGACACTTAGGTCATACAATTAAAAATTTTAGAATAACAACTGCTGATGATTATATTAAAGATTTTTGCATTAAAATTGGAAATGCTTCAATTATAAAAAAGAAATCAAAAGCTTGCGATTTAAATTTTAGTAAAACGTTTAGTGAAAATTTTCTTAATAAAAGTAAACTAGAAAGAGGTCTTTCTTATGATAAATTTATTCCTGAAACAGTTCTTCACGATAAAGAATCTCTAAAACATTGTTTATCAGGATTATTTGATGCTGATGGAGGAGTTGAAGCTCATCGAAAAACTATATCATTTTGCTCAACATCTGAAAGATTAATTCATCAAATCCAAACATCGTTATTACTTTTCGGAGTTATAAGTAAAATAAGAGAAAAGAAAACTAAATCTTCTTTTGGTAAAGCTTTTATTTTAGAAATAAGCGGCAAAGACTGTCTTATATTTTTGAATGAAATAGGATTTAGATTGCCTAGAAAACAGTCAATGATAAATATTTTTAATAATTATACTTTCAATACAAATAAAGATATTATTCCCGGAAGCAAAGAGAGGGTAAAAAAAATAGCGAATAATTTTTATTTAGATAAGAATTCTAAAAAGATATTTCACGATAAAATAGAGAAAAGATCTAAACAAAAAAATCTTTCTTATGTTTCGCTTTCTCAATCTTTAGATTTTTTTAATTCTCAAAATATTCCAAATTATGAGTTATCAGGATTAAAAGAAATAATGTCAGAAAACTATTTTTTTGATAAAATAGAATCATTTACTTATTCTGAGCAAGACTGTATTGATTTTAATATCCCAGAAGGAGAAAGATATTGGAGTAATGGATTTATTTCTCATAATTCTTTTATTGGTAGTATATTTTGTTTTTTACAATGTATATTTGAACCAAATACTAAAATTCTTATTGCAGGTCCTACTTTTAGAACCGCACGTTTTATTTTTAATTATTTAGAAAAGATTGTTGATTCAAAAGGCGGCGAGCTGTTGCAACAAGCTTTTGGCGCGAAGGCCAAGCGTAATGATCAATATGAATGGCAGATAAACGGTGGATCCATTACTGCCATCCCTCTAAATGGAGAGAAGATCCGTGGTTTTCGCGCCAATATTTTAGTTCTGGACGAGTTCTTTCTTCTATCTGAAGATATTATCAAAAATGTATTAATGCCATTCCTTGTTGCTCCTCAGAACATGAAAGAAAGAATGGAAATCAGAGAGTTAGAAGATAAATTGATTAAAGAAGGAGTGATGACTGAAGCAGAAAGAATGGTATTTCCTAATACTTCTAAAATGATTGCTCTTTCTTCAGCTTCTTTTACATTTGAAAATTTGTATAAAACTTATAAAGAATGGAATGATAAAATCTATTCAAATGATGTTAGCGATGCTAAATATTTTATTTCTCAAATGAGCTATGAATCATTGCCTCCTCATATGATTGATAATACAGTTATTGAAGAAGCGCAGAATGGCGGCACATCTCATAGTTCGTTTTTAAGAGAATATTGCGCGCAATTTACAGATGGCAGTGATGGTTATTTCAGCGCAAAAAAGATGCACGAATGCACGATTCCTGATGGAGAAGAGCCAACAACTCTTATCAAAGGAAAAAGTAATACTAAATATATTTTAGCTATTGACCCTAGCTTTTCTAATAGTCCAAGTTCTGACTTTTTTGCAATGTCTGTTTTCGAATTGGACGAAGAGTCTAAACAAGGAACTCTTGTTCACGGTTATGCTGTCGCTGGCGGCAATCTCAAATCACATATAAATTATTTATACTATTTAATGACAAGTTTTAATATTGTCATGATATGTATCGATAATGCTGGATATCAATTTATTGATAGTGCGAAAGAAAGTGATTTATTTAAAAAAGCTGGTATTAATATTTCATTCTTTGAAGCTGATACAACTTTAGAAGGAAATGATTATATACAAATGACGAGAAAAGCGGCGCGAGATTACAATAAAGAAAAAGGCGCTATTTGTTTCAAACAAAATTTTACAACTGATTTTATTAGAAAAGCGAATAATTATTTACAAGCCTGCATCGATCATAAAAAGGTTTGGTTTGCTTCTCGTACATCTGCGAATAATCAAGCTTTCGACAGAGAAAGTTCTTATGGCGTTAATTTAGATATGGTTAGTCATGAATCTATTTTAGATTTCATAGAATTCCAAGATAATATTATATATCAGACGAAAAAGCAATGCGCTCTTATCGAAGTTAGATCTTCAGCTAAAGGCGTTCAAACTTTTGATCTACCTCAACATCTGAAGCGGGACAACAGTCCTAACCGAGCGCGAAGAGATAATTATACAACTTTTATGTTAGGAAACTGGGCTACAAAGTTCTATTTCGAACTTCAAACAGCTAATAATATAAAAGAAGTATATACTTTTTCGCCAAGAATGATATAAAAAGTGTAAATAATAAAAATGCCGCAAAGTTTATTAGGTTTAAAGCAGATTAAGTCAGGAGAAATTGGAGATTATATCACAGGAGCTTTAGGAGTTTCTTCTACAGGCTCAACTGTATATACTTCCAAGCCTTATATATTTAGTGATACTTTAACCGCTAGTGGCGACGTAGATTTTAAAAATGATTTTGCCGCTCAAGAAAATGTAAAAGTTAAATCTGGATTATTAGTTTCTGGAGATATAACTGGAGCAGGAGGCTTGGTGGTAAGTGGAGTAGCTCGATTTGAAAATACTGTTTCTTTTGATGATCCTGTTATTTTTGAAACAGGAGTTACGGTTTCTGGAGCTTTTGTAACTCATGGAGTAAATACTTTTAATAATACCGTAACTTTTGGTAGCACCGTAACTTTTAGTAATGCAGTTAGTTTAAATGCTGTTACAGTAAATGGAGCGGCGACTTTTAATAGTAATACTAATTTAACAGGACCAATAAATAATATCGGCGCTGGAGGAGGATCGCCTTCAACGAGTTATTATTTAGGAAATCATCGATTTTCTGGAGATTCTTTTTTTACTGGAAACGCTACTTTTAGAGGAGCTAATACTTTTTCTGGAGCCACTACTTTTAACAGTGGCGTTACTTTTAATAATGGAAATATTATTTTTAGTGGAACAGGACAAGCTTTCGCAACAAGAACTAATTTTTCTGGAGATACTGTATTTTATGGATATGTAACTGGGACTAATTTACAAATAACTTCTTCTTTAGGAGTCGGCGCTAGCGCTACATTTACTAATAATTCTCCATCATATTTTTATGATGATATTTATGTTTCTGGCGCAGGAGCAAGTTTAACTTTACGAGGAAATTCTCCGCTTAATTTAATAGATAGCGACGTAACTCATTTAAGCGGTATTTATGATTTTAGCGAATCAACTTTTAATTTAAATAGCGGTTCTATCCTTGATTTCGAAGCAAATTCTACTTCTAATTTAAATACAAATTCTACTTTTAGCATAAAGAGCGGCTCAAAGATGAATATTCAAAGTGGATTTTCGACGCAAAATTATGGCTCCGTTCCTTCTACAGCTGTAGTTCCCGGAGGTCAATTATATCTACAGAAATTAGAGATAAATGGTGTAACATATTACGTCTTAGCAATGAGACAGTGGACATAAGATGAAATCTAAATCCAAATTAATCGAAACTCAGCCTCTAATGGTTGCGACAGCTTCTGAAACTTCGACAAGAAGAAATAAAGCCGCAAACATTGAAAGAACTGATAAGTATAAAAATATTGATGATGGATTAATTCCATTTAGATATACTCGTACAAATTACGCAGATAGAAGTACGATTGATATAAAAGACGCGACAATTTTATGTCAAAAAGCTTATTATAATTTTGCTCAATTTAGAAACGTCATTGACTTAATGACAGAATTTTCTGTTAGTAATATTTATTTTCAAGGTGGAACTAAAAAGGCGCGCGATTTTTTCGAAGCTTTATTTAATAAAATAAATCTTTGGAGTTTTCAAGATCGTTTTTTCAGAGAATTTTATCGCTCAGGAAATGTTTTCGTTTATCGTTTCGACGGAGAACTGACAGAGGAAGACACGAATAGATTAGCTCAAATTTTAGGGCGCGGCCCATTAAATTTGGATAATATTAGAATCCCTGTTCGTTATATTATTTTAAATCCTGTTGATGTTCAATTTTCAGCAGGAACATCATATCTAACTGGCAAATATTATAAAGTTTTAAGTGAATATGAATTGAGTAAATTGCGCGTTATTACTACCGAAGAAGATCAGCAAATCTTTGATAGTTTAGATGAGCAAACTCAAAACATGATAAAGAACTCTAAAGTAGGTTCATTAAGAGTTCAATTAAATCCAGAAAGATTCAAAGCTGTATTTTATAAAAAACAAGATTACGAACCTTTCTCTGTTCCAATGGGTTATCCAGTTTTAGAAGATATTAATTTTAAAGCTGAGTTAAAGAAAATGGATATGGCTATTGCTCGTACAATGCAACAAGCCATTTTACTTGTTACAATGGGCACTGAGCCTGATAAAGGCGGTATCAATCAAAGAAATTTGGAATCGATGCAAAAGTTGTTTGAAAATGAATCGGTTGGGCGCGTTCTTATTGCTGATTATACAACAAAAGCTGAATTTGTCATTCCTCAAATTAGTGATCTTCTTGACTCTAGAAAATATGATGTTGTTAATAATGATATTAATTTAGGATTAAATAATATTTTAGTTGGCGGTGAAAAATTTGCTAATCAAGAAGCTAAAATTGATGTATTTTTAGCTCGATTGAATCAAGGCCGTCAAGCTTTTGTTAATGATTTCTTATTGCCAGAAATAAAAAGAATTTCCAAAGCTCTTGGTTTCAGAGGTTTTCCAATGCCTTATTTTGAGGAAGTTAATCTTAAGGATAATACAACTCAGAATCGTGTTTACACACGTTTACTTGAACTTGGAGTTCTTACTCCTGAAGAAACTCTTAAAGCTATTGAAACTGGAGTTCTTCCTGATATGGAAGCTTCTGTTGAATCTCAAAGAGTCACAAAAGAACTTCGTGATCAAGGATATTATAATCCCATTGTCGGCGGTTCTAAGCCAGCGCCTGAATCCGCTGGTAGACCAACAGGAACAACAAGTATTCCAAAACAAATCAAAGCAACTGAAGATAATTTATCTTACAGTTTCATGAAAGTTAAAGATAACTTTATCAAGTTCCAAGAATTGCAAGGTTCTGTTGAGGCGTTTTTGAAAAAGAAACATAATAAGAAAAAATTAAACGATAATCAAAAAACTGTAGCCGAAGAAATTGCTAAAATTATCATTGCAAATGAAAAAGTAGAAAATTGGGGCGAAAATGTTGAAAAATACTGTAATAATCCTATAGACCAAAATCACGAACAAGTTAAACAGATTAATGAGATTGCTATTAAACATGAAATTGATCCTTTTATGGCGTCAATTTTATTTAATAGTAAAGTTTAATTTTTTAAATAACGTGTAATAATATTAAATGAACTTTGATCCTAATAAAGATTCGCTAGAAATAGAATACCAAAAACAGGAAATTCAAAAACCTGTTGAGGATTCAGTTATTTCTGGTGAGTCACTTATTGTACCGAAGTTAGAAAAATTAGACGTAGAGATCGAGGCGAAGAGACCCGGACCAAAAAGTTCGGCACAAACTCCTGCTAAACCTTCAGAAAAAAGAAAAGGTTCTTCTAAAAATAAAGCTGGATCTGCTGGTCAAGATGGCGCGGCCATTACTTTTTCTAATAAAGTTATTGAAGCTCTTAAAAATAAGTAAAAGAGCATAATGGTAAATATTCTAAAAAAGTTACTTTAGGACAATTGAAGAAAGTTTATCGTCGCGGCGCTGGCGCTTTTAGTTCTTCACATCGTCCCGGAAAAACAAGAGGACAATGGGCAATGGCGCGCGTAAATATGTTTTTAAGAATGATGTCGGGAAAATCTGTAAAAGATGCTTACAGAAAAGCTGATTCAGATGTCGCCCGTGCAACTGCATTAATTGATATCTCTGATTCTTGGGAAGTTGAAGATATTGATTTTAATCAAGCTGATGTAGATATCAACCAATTTGATCTAAATTATGATTTCTCAGATATAGAAGATCTTTATTTAGATGATGAAGAAACAAATCATTTCTGGTATGAACTATAATACTAAATTAGAATTAGATTTTTCTGACAAAATTTCCTTAGCTGCAAAAGAAAAGAAAACTCTTAATAAACCGTTTAGAACTCCTAATGGTCCTAAGAAATTTTCTGTTTATGTAAAGAATGACAAAGGAAATATTGTTAAAGTAAATTTCGGCGATCCTAATATGGAAATCAAACGCGACGATCCAAATCGTCGTAAAAATTTCCGCGCTCGTCATCAGTGTGATACAAATCCCGGTCCAAAGTGGAAAGCTCGTTACTGGTCTTGTCACCAATGGAGAGCAGGTGCTCCAGTTAAAGGAAGTGAACTTGTTGATGCAGAGGCAGAAGCCAAGAAAGGTCTTTGGCATAATATTCAAAAGAAGAAGGATCGTCTTGGCAAAAATTATAAACCAGCAAAACCCGGAGATAAAGACTATCCTAAACAGGATGCTTTGAAAAAGGCTCAAGCTGAAACAGAAGAATGGGATGGCGTCACTTTTTGGGAGCAAACTGAACTGCTTAAAATTTGGCCTGATTTAGCAAAAGCTCAAGAAGAAGTCGATACCGAAGAAAGTGAAATAGAAGATTACAAAAATGAATATTTAGAAATGTCAATTGGTTCTATTAATTCCATTAAAACTCATGCAGAAAATATTCTTAACGCTTTAAATGACGAGAAAGTCAAAGAGAATTTAACTGAACCATTTTTACAAGGTAAAATTGCTATTACCGAAGATTATATGGTTATGATTCATAATTATGTTATGTTTGCTAGCGAAGAAGAAGAAATGTCTTCTGAAGCTGTCGAGAAATTGAAAAATAAAAAGTTTGATGCTGAAAAAATGCAACCTTCTACTCTAGATAAAAAAGTTCTTAATGAGTTAGAAAAAATTAGCAAAAAAATAGCGCCGCCCGAAGAAGGTCACGGAGAAAAAGACGGAGAATCAGAAGATAAGCAAGAATATCGAAAAAGAGCCGAATTATTCAAAGGTTAATTTATATGAATATTATCGCAAAAATGTTAGAGTTTCAAAATCAATTATGAACGATATCACAGTAATCGATTTTAGCGAAGCTTATCAAAAAAGTTTCAAAGGAAAGAAACGCAGCGAACTCAAAGATTCTGACTTTCTTTTTCCTAAAGAGAGAAGTTTTCCTATTGTAAGTCCCCAAGATATTCCTGACGCGATCAGCAATTTCGGACGTTACAGTGGGACAATGACTTATGACGCTTTTCTCCAAAAGCTTTATCAATTTGCAAAGAAAAAGGGCGCAGAATTTGTCGCCGCTTTTCCTAAAAAAACCAAACAAAAATTAGGCATCAAGGATTAATATGAAATATTTAAAATTTCCGTTCCAAACTATTTTCAGTTCAGAAATTAAAACTCTTCACTCTGAAGATTTTGATTTAAATTTAGCTTTGGCTAGTTTAGATAAAATTGGTCAATTTGTTCCTGACGTAGATGTCAACGAACAAGTCGATCTTCTTCCTATTGCTTTTAACGCTTGTGTCGCTAACAGAGTGAATAGGAATGGAGACGTTTTAGATACTCAAACAGCCATTGCTATTTATAAAAATTTTATTAACAAACCTATCAATATTGAACATAATAGAGATAAGGTAATAGGCGCAATATTAAAAGCTGGATTTAGTGAATTTGGCACTGATCTTCCTTTAACAGAAGAAGAAGTTTCTAAATTAGACGGTCCATTTAATATTACATTAGGCGGCGTTTTATGGAAAGTAGTTAGTCCTAGAGTTTCTAGATTAGTAGAAAATTCTTCTGATCCTTCTAGCGAAGATTATTTATCTATTTCTGCTTCTTGGGAATTAGGATTCTCAAATTATAATCTCGTTGTTCTTAATGATAACGAAAAGAATATTTCAACAGCTGAGATTATTTCAGATCCCGAACAAATCGAAAAATATAAGGGATATTTAAGGGCTTTTGGTGGCAGCGGAATGATGGACAATGGTAAGAAAGTTTACCGTAAAATTGTCGATAAAGTTGTTCCTCTCGGAGTTGGATTAACTGAAACTCCTGCCGCTGATGTCAAAGGAATTTTAGTTTCTAAACCAGAATCTGAAAAAGAATTAGAAAATACTAAAGCTAATGAAGAAAATCTAATTTCACAAAATAATAAAAATACTGTATTAAAAGAAAATATGAAGATCCAAAATATATCTGATATTACTGATGAGAGTTTGAAGCAAGTAACTGCTTCAGCTGTCACTGATTTCATCGCTGAAGAAATCAAGAAGGCTTCTGAGGTATTTGAGGCTGATAAAGCTTCTGCCCAAGATCAAGCCAAGGCTACTGCCGAAAAATTCGAAGCGATTTCAAAAGATTACGAAACTCTTAAGGCTGAGTATGAGAAGATCTCTACTACTTTAGCTGAACTTCAGAAAGAAAATGAAGTCAGAGCCAAACAAGAGCTTTTTAATTCTAGAATGGCTGCATTTGACACAGAATTCGATCTTTCCGCTGAAGAGCGCGAAGTTATCGCTTCTGACATTGCAGAAATGAACGATGACGCCTTCGCTGCTTATAAGAATAAAGTAGCAGTATTCATGAAGAATAAAAAGAAGGGCGAAAAGAAGGAAGAGAAAGGAATGGAGGAATCAAAGGACAAGGGCGCAGTATACGCTTCTGTCTCTGAACCCGAATTCAAGGAAGTTATCGAATCCGCTGTTGATAACGCTTCTGTCGAGAAGAATGATCTTCCTAATTCTAGTACAGCTTCCGAAGGCTCTATTTTTGAGAAATACAAGAAAGCTTTCGATACTGAAGGTTTTATAGTTAAACTATAATAAAAAATAAATAACAACAATAAATAAGGAAATAATATGGCATTACTTAGACCATTTAGACAAGTTAACGAACATAATATTATTAATTTGTTCGGATATAGTGTCGCTGACACTTCAACCGCAACCATTGCTCTCAAAGGCAAGGTAGTCAAGATCGAATCAGGCTGGAAGGCTACTGATGACCTCGTTATCGCTTCTGATATCGGTGGTTCTTTCGGTAATGTAACTTCACCTCGTTTCAATTCTCCTGCTACAGTCACCCTTTGTGGTCAGACTGATACTCCAATTGGTATCCTTCTCATGGATGTCAAGAATCTCGACGAGAATGGTGAAGCTCTCAAGTTCAATCCTCGTAAGGCTGCTGAACTCGGCGCTGTAATTCCCGGTCAGACAATTCCTATCGCTACTCAAGGACTCTTCCTTCTCAGCGGTATCGTCGGAACCACAAGCGCTGGTCTTAAGCTTCACACAGCTGGAACTGGCGAAATCGCTACTGGTACAGTTAGCGGAGCCAAGCAAATCGGTATTTGCTTAGGCGCTGCTGATACTGAAGGCAGCACCCTCGCATTGTTAAACTTCTCTTCATTCCTTGAGACTTCTGTAGCCTAATTTACAGAGTATTAAGAATTAACACAAAGGATAAATAAACATGAAAATTACACTTAAGAATACTCCTGAACAAGTTGAATTGATCAAGGCTATGGGTTCTCGTAACGCCATCGTCGCCAGAGAAGCTCAAGAAGCTTTCGCTGCGTTCCTTGGTCCTGTCATTCAAAAAGTTCTCTACAAGGCCGGTACTGCCAGCACAGTTTATGTTGATGCTGAGTACGACGAAGATGACGCTCCTTCATATCCTCTCGACCTTTATTACAATGAAGGTTCTGGTTATGTAACCGTTTGGAGCCAGAACACAGCTGGTGGTCTTCCTACCTCTGAAGTTAATGGCGGCGGCGAAGTCAAGTTCCATACCTACCGTTTGGACAGCGCTGTTAGCTTCCTCAAGCGTTACGCTCGTCGTTCACGCTTGGACGTAGTTAGCAAGGCTGTTGAGCGTATGACAAACGAAGTTCTTGTTAAGCAAGAGCGCAATGCTTGGGCCGTTCTCTTGAAGGCTCTTGCTGCTGCTTCCACCACTCCTAAAGGTGGCTCTGCTCTCAAGCACGTAATCACCAGCGCCGGAACTACTTTCGGCCTCACTGATTTGAACGCTCTTATGACCCGCATAAAGAGAATCAACTCTGACTTCGACGGTGGTACTCCTGCCGCTCCTTACAGCAAGGGTGTTACTGATCTCTATGTTTCTCCTGAAGTCATGCAAACCATCAGAGGTTTCTCATTCACTCCTCTCACCTCTGGAGCTTCTGCTCCTCAGTTACCTGAAGGAGTTCGCGAAGAGATCTATCGCGCTGCTGGCGCTGGATCAATCTTCGGTGTTAACATCACTGAACTCCTCGAACTCGGAGTTGGTAAGAAGTACAATACTCTTTTCGGAACTTTCTTAAGTGCTGGAAATAATCTTGGAAATGCTGCTGGAAGTGCAGATTTCGATGGTTCTGGTGATCAAATCATCATCGGTATCGACAACAGCAAAGGTGCCTTTATCCGCCCCGTTGCTCGTCAAGCCGAGAGCGGTGGTACATTCACTGCTCTTCCTGATGACCAGTTCAACAACAACCGTGTTGACAAAGCTGGTTTCTACGGCTTCATCGAGGAAGGTCGCATGTGCTTAGACGCCCGCGCTATCGTTGGTATCTCCTTGGTTAACGCCTAATTAAATTAACTCAACAGTCGGGGGGGAGAAATCCCTCCCGATTTTTTTTATTTATATATCTAATTTTTTTATAATAAAATAGTATGGCTAAGAAAAGCAAAAAATTAGAAGATCTGTCTCAAACTCACGCTATGGAACAAAAATTTATACCAACTACTTTGGATCAAATTTGGGGAGACGAAGGGTTATCAAAATATGGTACAATGGACGAACAAGTTTATATTGATCGGTTGAATGAAATGAATAAAACTGATCTTTGGAGTCATGCTTCAAAAGTCGGTTTAGTTCCTATTGATAATACATCTCTTCTTCGTAAGACTTTGATTACAGAATTTAAGAAACATGTTAATATGTATAGAAAATCTTTAGCGCCTCAAGAAGCTCCAACTAAACTTTCGAAAGAAGCTTTGAAAATTCTTTCTGAAGGACGATAATATAAATAGGAAAAAATTTATTCGAAAGGCTATCTTAGGATAGCCTTTTTTTGTATATAAAGTGTAATTTAATTTATGCCGCAGAGTTTAATAGGTCTTAAACAAATTCGTTCTGGAGAATTAGGAAGTTATATAACTGGAGCTTTAGGCTTTGGAATAACTGGCTCTGATTCTGTATCTATTTATAAAGATTTATTTGTTACAGGAAAAGCAACTTTCAGCGGCGAAGTTAATTTTAAATCTGATTCTTTTTTTAATCAAGAAGCTTTTTTTAATTCTGGAATCAATGTTTCTGGTGATATAACTGGGCGCAATAATTTAATTGTTAATAATAATTTAACTGTATCAGGATTAGCTTCTTTTGATAAAGATGTATTTTTCGAAAGTGGTGTTGTTATATCAGGAGCTTTAAGAACAGAAGGAGCGGTTTCATTTAATGATCCAGTTAGTTTCACCAGTACTTCAACTTTTAGTAACACGGCAAGTTTACAAAATGTAAACGTAAATGGAACAGCAACTTTTAATGCAAATACAGCTTTATTAGGATTATTCAACACAATCGGCGCAGGCGGCGGTTCTCCTTCTACAAATTATTATCCCGGAACAAATATTTTTAGTGGAACAAATAATTTTACAGGAAATATAAATTCTAGAGGCACGAATAATTTTTTTAATAATAATATTTTTAATAGCGGAGTCACTTTTAATAGCGGTACAGTTGTTTTTAGCGGTGCTTCTCAAGATTTTTTAACACCTGTCAATATATCTGGATATACAAAACTTTTTTCAACTGGTGAAGCTGAAAACTTTTTAATCACAAATTCTTTTGCTACGGATAACACTTCTTTAGCTACTTTTTCTGGTAGTGGTATATTTAATAATTCATTTACTTATTCCGGCGTTAATCCATTTTATTTTATAGAAGGAGCTTATCAAAATTTATACTCTTCTTCTCATATAGATTTTCAAAGCGGCGCTTATTCTGTATTCAATGATAATTCTTATTTAACTATAAGAACGGGGGCGAGATTAAATTTAAGTGGTTATCAATATAATTATGCTAATTCAAGAACTTATTATGAATCAGGTTCTTCTCTTTATTTTAAATCTGGTTCTGTAGCAACTGGTATTTTATATTTACAAAGTGGAAGTAAAATTGGTATTGGCACATCTCTTCCTGATTATGCAATTGATATTAAAAATTATGATGTTAGTGTCAGCGGAACAGGATATTTTCTCGATCTCAGAATTAGTGGATATGAGCCAATTACTGAATATCGATTCAATGCAAAATCATATTCATTAGCAGCTGGAGACACTTATAAAACAATTACTTATAATGCTGTTAGCGGAACTCCAATAATAAATCCAAATATAAGATGCACAGGAACTGCGGCGCAAATTGGCGACTCTGATTTATTAGCCGCAATGATTTCTGGAGTGCCAACAACAACAAGTGCGACAATATTATTTTCAGCAGAAATTCCAATTAGTAATAGATATTTACTTGATGTAATTATTGCATCACCAACCTTTTAAAGTGTAATATAATAAAATGGCTATAGGATCATTACAAGCATTTAGGGCGCAAAATTTAAGGCTCCTTGGAAATTTTTACGATAAAACTAATAGTATTGGCAACGTTGGTTATCGATTAAATTCAACAGGAGACGGGACTAAGTGGCTTGCTGATACAAATCAATCTTCTGGCATTTTAACTGGCGGTGTATTAAGCGCAACAATAGGCGGGACAACATTTAATGTCACTGCTGGAACTGGACAAATCGTTACAAACTCTCTTGTAGGCGGCGAAGTCGTTGCAACTTACACAAAAGTTTCTTGGAATGCTCAAAATAGTGTCGCTTTAACTTATCGTACATCTCATCAATTCAGTTATATTTATATTGATGAAAATGGCGCATTACAACAACAAAATTCTTCTTTTACTGACGCAGAATATAGAAATAAAATTGTTTTGGGCGTCATTTGTCATATTAATTTATCGACAATTAATTTAGTTACTAACAGACAAAATATTGCTTATGGAGATTCTCATAGAATATATGAATTAGTAAGTTCATTTGGACCAATTAAAAGAAGTGGTTTGGCTGTCAGTGCATATTCTACAAATTTAAGAATAACAAGAGCGGCGGGCGTAGTTTTTTCTCTTGGATGTAATTATGCATCAGATCAATTTGACGCAGATTCTCCTAGTATCTCGGCAGCAAATCCAGCTTTGCTCTGTAGAGTTTATCAGAATGGCAGCGGCGGCTTTATTTTTGATGTAAATTCTGGAAGTTATTATACAGATATTGATCCTACTAAATATGATAATGGCAGTGGCACTTTACAAACAGTAAATAATAATCAGTGGACTATTCAGAGATTATATTTCTTTCCGAATAATCCAACTGATGTTATAACTTATTATGGGCGCGCAATTTATAATAGTTATAGTGATGTTGTAGCAGCTTTATCAACAGAATCTTTTTCTGAGGCAACAATTACTGCTGAAAATGCGGTATTTTTAGGTTATTTAGTTGTAAGAGGCGGCGCGACAAATTTAAGCACAAGTGCTGACGCTGTATTTTTTCAATCAGGAGCTTTTAGAAATATCGGATCTGGATCTGGTGGTGGAGGTGGCGCAGGAGTTATTAATTTAGATGATTTAAATGACGTTTCAATAGCTTCTGTATCTAATAGCCAATTTTTAGTTTATGATACAGGAACAAGTTTATGGAGAAATGCTACATTATCAGCAACTTCTCCAATAACTTTCTCAGGAGTTGGAACTAGTTTAACATTATCAGTTAGTAACAATGCAATTAATTTTAATAAAATACAGCAAATTGCAACATCAAGAGTATTAGGAAGAATAAATTCTGGAACAGGAGATATAGAAGAATTAACAGGCGCAAATATTGCGACTATTATTGATACAAATTTTGTTATTAATGCTACAAATGCTACTAATACAGCAGTTACTGATGATGTAACGTCAGATGCATCGATGTATTTGACTTGGGTTACTGCTGCTTCAGGTAATCTTCCACAAAAAGTCAGCTCGACTAAACTAACTTTCAATCCGTCAAGTGGTACGTTAGTCGCAGGAGTATTTAGCGGTTCAGGAGCTTCACTGACGAGTCTTCCTGCTGGTCAACTTAGCGGCACAATACCTTCAGCAGTTCTCGGTAACTCAACGGTTTACATTGGAACGACTGCGATTCTTTTGAATCGCGCAAGTGGATCTCAAACCTTGACTGGCGTAAGTATTGATGGTACAGCTGCTACAGTGACCTCTCGTACTTTATGGGGTCAAACTTATAATGGTTCCGCTGATGTTTCTGGAAATTTAACAAGCGTTGGAAATATCACAGGTTCAAGTGCGATTACGGTAACAGCAGGTGGCACTAATCAAAGCGTTACTATTACTCCAAGCGGAACGGGATATACATTGCTGAATGGTAACGTCGGTATTGGAACGACAGTGCCAACAAATACTCTTGATGTAAATGGCACGACAAGAGTTCGTAGCATTTCCGCATCTGCTTCAACAGGTACAATTTTCTTAACGACAGATGCTAATGGAGTTATCGTTTCAAGAACTGCGGCGCAAGTTCGCAGTGATATCGGTGCTGGCACGGGAAGTGGAAGTGTTACAAGTGTCAGTGGCGCAGGTACTGTTAATGGTTTAACTTTAACCGGAACTGTTACAAGTTCAGGCAGCATAACTTTAGGCGGTACACTTAGCGTTTCTGGATCTGATTTTGCTAGTCAAACGGCGAATACATTTTTTGCAGCGCCAAATGGAAGTGCTGGAAATCCTACGTTCAGAGCAATCGTTGCGGCTGACATCCCAACGTTGAATCAAAATACCACTGGTACCGCTTCAATCGCTACCAATACAACAATCACTGATGACGTAGCGACAAATGCGTCGATGTATTTGACTTGGGTTACTGCTGCTTCAGGTAATCTTCCACAAAAAGTCAGCTCGACTAAACTGACTTTCAATCCATCAAGTGGTACGTTAGTCGCAGGAGTATTTAGCGGTTCAGGAGCTTCACTGACGAGTCTTCCTGCTGGTCAACTTAGCGGCACA